ATGCATGAACTGGAAGCCCTGCTGGGCCGACTGAAGATGGAGCACCTGGGTTACCAGATGGAAAGCCTGCTGGAGCAGGCGGCAAAAGAAGAGCTTAACTACCGTGAGTTCCTGTGCCGGGCGCTGCAGCACGAATGGAGCGGCCGCCATCAGCGCGGGATGGAGTCGCGGCTTAAACAGGCGCGGCTGCCGTGGGTGAAAACGCTGGAGCAGTTCGACTTCAGCTTCCAGCCGGGCATCGATCGTAAGGTGCTGTTCATGCCGCTGGACAGGCTGATAGCGATGCTGATGAAAGCGCGACAGGAAAACCGGCTGGAGCGTCAGCTGCAGCAGCTGAGTTATGCGCGGGTGCTGATCCTTGATGAAATCGGCTACCTGCCAATGAACCGTGAGGAAGCGAGCCTGTTCTTCCGGCTGCTGAACCGTCGCTATGAGAAGGCAAGCATCATCCTGACGTCGAACAAAGGGTTCGCAGACTGGGGTGAGATGTTCGGAGACAACGTACTGGCGACGGCGATCCTGGACAGGTTGTTGCACCACTCAACGACGCTGAATATCAAAGGAGAGAGTTACAGGCTGAGAGAGAAGCGAAAAGCGGGCGTGCTGAGTAAAAATCTGGCGCTGGAGAACAACGGGGAGCCGACGGAGAAAAGCGGTCAGGCTGATTGATAAAAAGCGGACATTGAAAATGGTGAAAAGCGGTCAAAGAGCTTGGCGTTGACACAGTAACGGAGACAGGTAAATTATGTGTATTAGCTCAGACCTGATCTGACAGACACCTGTATAAATAACCGGTAACTGTCAGATCAGGTCTGAGCTAATACAGCCGCCCGTCGCTTGACCAGACCAGGCACAACGTCGCCGCCACAGTGACACCAGTAGGGAAATTCATCAGATGCCCCCTGGGTATCGCCCGTGTTGAATTTCTTCACCAGCGTAGAGCCAGCGAACGCAGCACCGCCAATGTTGAATGCCAGCGCAACCATTGCATCAAACTGATGCGGGTTCATTGGGCGCTTAATCGCCGTGTTGACTGTCAACTCGAATACAGCCAAATCTTCATCCAAAAAAGCCTCTGCCTGGGCTTGAGTAATATGGTCACCGGGCTTTACACCATGAGTGTGGCCGTAGCCGATAGTGTCCTTACCCGCGCTGCATTTGTATGCCGTCAGTTTCAGACCTTCATACTGCTTAATCAGATCTTTACCGGCTTGACTTGTCTTCATAGCTTAACCCTGTAGTTTGTCGTCGTCATCGCTGACACCCAAGCGCTGGTTGAGTACACGGATCAGCACGCTGCGCACCTTCTCAACGCCGATAAAACCAATTGCGCCGCCCAATGCGATTGTCGCAGCGGGTGGCAGGCCGACCAGACCCATGCATGATGCTGCTGTTAGGGTGAGTGCGCCGCACAGCGCCCCTTCCAACAGCATCTTGCGCACGCCACCCCCGGTGTACGCTACGCGCCGCAGGGTGATCAGGATCGACACCAGCACCCCCCCGATTGGCGTTTCCCCACGCCACCATGACTGAAACAGCACTATCCAGTCTGGCCAGTCATGCGGATTGTTGTTCATCTTCATGCCCCTCCCCCTGAGAGCACATGGCCAACTCGGCGGGTTCCAGAAACGAAAAAGCCCCGGCGGTGAGCCAGGGCTGCGAATAGGTGCCCTGTCAGAAACAACAAGGCCCCGCATAAGCAGGGCCAAGTTTCTTAGGGCATTGTGCGCATACAACTTTCGCACACTAACGTTATAGCACAGGTTTTTGTGTACACAAAAAAAATATTACCTGCTCACTTCGGAGTCCATATCGAGGGACGCGCTGCCTGCCACCATACCCCCCTCTAGAAACGCCTCTGAAGCGTTTAGCGACCTCCTAACCTGATTGGTATAACCCCCCAAGGCCAAGGCAATATTTCGCAATGGTAAGCCGCCCACGAAGCGTAAGCCGAGCACCAGCATGTCTTCACGCCCACGTGACGTTTTCAGTTTGGCTACGCATCTGTCAACCAGCAAGCCATCCGCGTCAGAACACGATGGCCCGCTTGAGCTGAACGCGCTGCGCATCGGTATCACCGACATGGCAGGCCAGTCTACCGATGCGCAGTTTTCATCGTGCGCTGCCCAACGTCCCCACCGCTCAAGCACTTCTTGCATATCTCTGCGCATTCGCTATGACCTCATCAATCCTCATCTTTCTCGCGGAGTTTTCTCGCGAGCCGTGCCAACCGCTCTAAAATTTCTTGCATTTTTTCGCAAGTTTCAAAAATCTCGCGTAATTCGTCGTTACTAAAATCGCAATTTTTTTCAAGAATCCAGAAACGATGGCCAACACCTTTTACCTTTACCAAATCTGTCGCAGGTCGCTTTGTTTTCTCCCTCAATAGCCTAGTGATGTGCTTCTGGTTAATTTCAGCGTCCAAACCCACCTCCTTTATGACCTCGTTAACAATTTGCTGATAGGTCATCGCTGGCACAGGTGGGTTTTCCAGTACACTAATAAGTGCAACTTCCATATCGCTCTTATTGCTTTCAATCATCAACTGACGTTCCTTGGTGTTTGGCGCACGCTGCCAATTGAATTGCGAAATATCAACACTCATCAGATACCAGTACACCTGGGCTATAAAATCACTGTCCCCTAAAGCCGAGTAGATATGGGCGTAGTGTTCTTCTCCTGCTTCAGCATCTGGCCCGCCTAACACCGCGATGCGGCGGTCTTCTTCTGGAAGTACCAAGGCGTCGATATGGTTGGTGTAGAGCAGGAACCCCGTAAAGATATCGATAGTCATTTTCTTACCGTACTTTCGGTTGACCTCAAAACGCGGTTCGGTTAACACGTCGCGGATCTTGTCGTTAACCTCATACCTTTTATCGTTTTCCCTAACCTCATCGATGGTGCACAACAACGTGTGGTAAAGATAATCGTGGAACTGGTTATCACACAGGATCTTCATGCGGGTACGTGAGCAGTTCCACGAGCCAAGCACTCTTTCCATCAATTGACTGACCCACCCCCTGCCGGTACCGTGGGTTGGGGCGACATGCAGAATGGATATAGGACAACGGCGTTCTGGCCGCTGAACGCACCACGCCAATCTCGCGATGAAAAACGCCTGCTGCCACCGGTCTGGCACCAGGTAGACCAAATGCTTGAGAAATATTTCAACCTTGCTCGTGTCCGCTGTTTTGGGATGATCAGGCATGTAGAACTCGTTGATCTCATACCGTCCATCATGGCGCTTGATGATACGACCAACACCAGGCTGATAACCGGTAGACTCGGCCACTTGTTTAGCCGGGTGCTCAATCCAGGCTTTTGTAGCTGGCGTAGGGTTGCCCTTCCCTATTGGCGGGAACTGATGAGTTGCCATGAGGTTTTTGAACGCTTTCATCTCCATCATGCAGTTGTATGGTGGGCGGGACAGGTCACATACCTTGTCGCCGTCTACTACATAGATGAAGCGGTCTAAAAAATGACGGGTCATGTCGATGTTAATATCCATGAAACCCTGCACGATATCTGATGTGTCGCTGAGGTTGTCGAAGTCGCTGTCACTGGCAACCGTCGTGCGAAGACGTTCCGCTCCAGGATTTTGCCATCCGTTCTTTTGCGCCATGGCAAAGATAGCCTGGTAACCCGTACGATCAGCGGTGAGTTGGTTCCATTTGGACGCGGCAGCGTCTACGTCACTGTTATCCGCAGCAGCGGACCAGTCCAACCACAACGCCAAGGCTTGATCTTCGTAATCAGTCTCTTTGAACCACGCGAGGCGATTCCCCATATCGACCCATGAGGGGTAGCTTTCGGCAAGCGGTAGTAGAGTCGGGTGCCACATCGCCGAACGCAGATCTTCAAAGGTGTGACCGTCGATGGCATCCAGCGAAACGAGGTGTTCCAGTGCGTCAAGCTCTCCCCGCTCAGGCTTCACTAGGGTGCTGACAGGCGCTGCTGCCAGTAAGGCATCAACCTCTACCGCCTTGCCGGAGAAATGGGTGAACTCGGCGCGTTCGTCCGGCAGGAAAAGCATTTGCGCCGGGTTATAGACACGGCTGTCCCAGCGGACAGCCCCATCATAAACAATATCGACAATGTCCATGATCCGCGCCTGCAACTGCTCAAGCACTCTCTGCTTCTCTAAGGCAGTGATCGGACGCGTCGACGCCAGCACAATACGCGCGCGGTGCTCGCCGTTGGCGGTTGGGTGCAGGTGGCTGGCGTGGTATAGGTGGTATAGGCAAAACCTCGGTACGCGCCCAGCGCACCTTTGATGCATATCCAGCCAGCAGGGGTAACACCGTCGAGATCCAACGGTAGGAAGTACAAATCGCCCGCGCTGACAGCACAACGTCGCCGTGCGGTACCCGGTTTGAAAGCGTGCCACACATACGGCAGTCGGCGTTTCTTTATATTCAGGGCGTCTTTGTCGTCGGTCGACAGCACACCGATGCGCGTCACGTTTTCGCGGATCTGCCGCTCGAAAGCATCAAAATCCGGCGCAGACATTTCGCACGGCTGGCCATCGTCAGCACTCCGCCCCTGGGTGTAACGTATTTCCATGGGCTACGCCTTATTCTTGGGGGAATATATCTTCAAAAGTGCAGCGAATACCATGTTCTGAAAGCACCAGTAGCAGTTTATTAATACTGTCAACCTTCATGCCGCGAAAACCCTTTTCATAGTGCGCAATAGCACCTTGCGAAACCCCCATAGCCTCTGCCAAAGAAGCTTGGGATAACCCCGCTTTATTTCTTAGCTCTTTTAAATTGTTCATTGCTACTACCCTGTGACTCTAGACAATATCAATTAAAATACATTAAGTAATTAAATATGCAAAGAAAATATTACAATCCGTCACTTCCCATGTGATTACGGAGTGTAATACTAAGATTATGAAAAAAACGTGGAATGACTTTGTTAGAACCAAAATGAAAGAGGCTGGCATTACTCAAGAAAAACTTGGGGAAATGATAGGCCGTACTCAAGGCGCTGTAGCCCATTGGCTTAACGGTAGGCGCGAACCTAGCCTCCAGGAAATAGCTAACATAATGAAAGCTGTGGGTATTGAGGAACTTAAGCTAAACAGTGAAGGCACTGTCAGTGATGGGCAAAAATGTAATGAGCTTGAATTCGCGGGGCATCCCCGCATAGGGTCTATACAAGTTAAAGGTGAAGCTTTGATGGGTGTTGATGGCGAGTTTGAGATGGTTGAAATCGAGGGGGGCTGGATCAAAATGTACAGCGGTGACCCTGACGCTTTTGCGCTAAGGGTCAAAGGCGACAGCATGTTTCCACGAATAAACGCAGGGGAGTACGTTGTCATCGAACCTAACGCAGGCTTCTACCCAGGAATGGATGTTTTTGTCCGTACAATGGGGGGTAAAAATCTTATTAAGCGATTAGGCTACGATAGAAATGGTACCTACCAGTTACTTAGCTGTATTAGCTCAGACCTGATCTGACAGTTACCGATTATTTATACAGGTGTCTGTCAGATTACATCTGGTTTAAATTTTTCTCAGCCCAGATGCGTTTTCCATCAAGTAACGTTTCCATTGGCGTCCGGCCACAGCACATTTTCCCCTGATGGGTTCGCTCATTATTATAGTGAGCCAGCCATTCATCAAGATCCGATTGTAATGTGTCGAGTTCGCCATACAGCTTTTTGCGGAACGCCACCTGATAAAATTCCTGCAATATCGTCCTGTGGAACCGCTCGCAGATGCCGTTCGTCTGTGGTGACATCGCTTTGGTTTTCGTGTGGTCGATATCATTTATCGCCAGATAAAGCTGGTAATCATGCTGCTCCACTTTGCCACAGTACTCTGTGCCTCTGTCGGTCAGTATTCTCAGCACTGGCAGGCCCTGAGACGCGTAAAATGGCAGCACACGATCATTACAGCACGTCTGCCGCTGTAATCGGCGTTTTGGTGACATACAGCTTGCAGTGCGCGACTTTTGAGTAGGTATCAACGAACGTCTGCTGATAAATGCGTCCGACACCTTTCAGACTACCCACGTAGAACGTGTCCTGAGAGCCCAGATAACCCGGATGAGCGGTTTCAATTTCTCCACAGACCTCGTCATCGCTGGCTTTACATTCCAGTGCTGCGATCTGGCTGTCAGTCAGTTCGATACCGTCACGGGCCTCTTTCTCTTCCAGTGCTTTCAGACGCTTTTTGAAGTTTTCAAGATTGTGGCGTAACCAGACAGAACGAACGCCACTTCCTGAGATGAAAACACCCTTTTTACGCAGTTCATTACTGGTTCGCTGCTGACCATGAGCTGGGA